TCTATATGTTTTATCAATTCAGGTTTATGTCTTAAAAACGCGCCCTTTGCTCTACCAGAATATTTAGAAGGTTGCTCAGCGTCTATTTTTTCTTGTAATTCCAATTTTGTTTTTTCTATCTCTGCATACATATCGTTTATATTATTCAATAAGTCATTTGAAAGAAACTTCTCCTCTTTATTCAGTTCATAAATCATATCAATATCTTTTTTAACCTGATCTCTTATAATCTGTTGGTTTGCAGCATTAATTCTATCTTGTTGCTTCTGTGCCTCTTCAGCACGCAACAACACCCCCGCATGCGCCCATGCCCCTTGTATATTAGCATCCAAAGTTTGTTGAAACCAAGCATTCATCCTAGCATCCATAGCTACTCTCACGTCAGGTCCTTTTGCTATAACCAATTCAAGCGGCATAGGCTTAAATCTTGACATGAAATCAGGCGTAGGGAACATCTTCTTTAAAAACTCACCATGTTGTTTCAAGATTTCCGTTTTCTGTGTTGCATGGTATGATGAATACCCGCCGCCGCTACTAGAGCTTGCCCCCCCTTGTTGACTACCTTTGGAAGCCGCTTTAAATTCCGCTGGTGTAACTATCTCTACGTCTATATGCTGTTGAGGTTGGATAGAAGGCCTTGTTGCATAGTATATACCTGCTGCCGCCGCTGCGTGCGCCGCCACAGATACTATAATAGGGAGTACCATAAATTTTTACCTTAATTAAATTTCAAGGTAGCAACTTATATGCAATGATAATGCAACACTATGGTATTATTAATATTATTATGTTGGTTATTTGAATAAGCTTTTGATATACTGCCAAAATGTTCGTTTATCAGCTCTTAATTCTTCGATCATAACCACTACATAATAAGGTTATTTACTAATTTGATGATTAATTCTTTTTCTGAAGGATTGCTCTCTGCAACCAATAATGCTAAAGCGGTAAGGGAGACGTCGTTAATCTTTACAAGTTCAATATTATTTAGCCTTAAATATAGCACGAACAGAAAACACCCTATCCGCTTGTTACCATCTACAAATGGATGATCCTTTATGATAAAATATAGTAAGTGGGCTGCCCTTGACTCTACCGTAGGGTAAAGAGCATGCCCGCCAAAAGTTTGCTCTATGTTATTTAATATCGAACTAAGATTATTACCCCTATCAATACCAAATAACTCGGTTGCTTCCCCAATTGTTATAAGTTGTTGCTTTAAATTCAAAATAGCTGAAGTTACTTCTTTAATATCTAAGGTCGCTTGTGCTTTCTCTGTACCTTTAGGCAGCGCAAGTTTGTTTTCATCATATTGTAACAATAAATGCCAAGTTCTGGAATATTCCATAATTAATGCAAGCGCAGCAGAGCCAATATCATTGATAATACTCTCTTTGGTTAACGTGCGGGGTATTTCGGTTTGTTGTTTTATTTCTGGTTTACTTATTTTTGTCATTTTATTTTTACCTTAATTAAATTTCAAGGTAGCAACTTATATGCAATGATAATGCAACACTATGGTATTATTAATATTATTATGTTGGTTATTTGAATAAGCTTTTGATATACTGCCAAAATGTTCGTTTATCAGCTCTTAATTCTTCGATCATAACCTCTAACCCTGGCATTTGAGTTTTAATATCATCAATAGCCTTATTAAACTTTTCAATATGAATCCATACTAACTTAGTCTCAAAGTCAAGTTGCGCCTTCTTAGGGGTTTTATAACTTATCTTCTTGGTCTTCTTCTCTAACATTATCCTGCACCTTTAATATACGATGTAATTCTTCCCACATCATTCTTATTTCACCACACATGCCATGCATACTAATAGCAAAATACATGCATACTGCTAGACAACCAATATCCACACCCAAGCACCACATTTGGAATGTCATTTATCAACTCTTATATTTATTAGGATACTGTATATTTATATAACGCATAATAATCAATATTACTTTTATTAGGATACTGTATATTTATATCACATATCCGACTTAATGCGTCCAGCATATCATCATGTACACCAACAGGAAAGGTCAAATATTCTTGTATAATGAACTCTTCTATAACATCAATAACCTTGTTTTGATAATTAGCTTTATACAAGGTCTTAGGTAACCATATTTTATGATCGACAAAGTAATTGCGTAACCGTAATATCCTATCTGTTTTGGATAACTTACCCCCCACATCCTCTATATGGAATCTGTAATTTCTATCGTCCATAGATCGCCTTATCCAGTCTGAATCAACCTGCATACCATATTTCTCATATACAACACTTTTAGGCTTATACTTAGCGTGTAATTCAAATAATATATCCTCCCGCTGTTTTACCCCTAGTTTATCCCTAATAATGTCAATAACGTATAGATTGCCATCACCTCCAGCACCCACCACTATAATAGCGGTATAGTCAGATTGTTTACTCTTAGAGTTGGCAGGGTCGACAATAATATAAGTGTTTAGAGTATTGACAGCGATAGTCTCATAGTAGCATAACCATTCTTTACGGAATTCCCCCCCTCCTTCCGGTGAAGGTCTTTGCTGATATTGCCCTGCGAATCCATAAGAACCAAGTGCTATTTTCTCTTGCTCTATTTCTTTGCGCCCCATCCGTTCTTCGTGTAAGAACTGCCCAACTGTACGGGTTATGCGTATAGTGCCCCTCTCAAGCACTTCGTCTTTCTCAGCAACGGCAGGCAAACAAAGATGTTCCCACCCTCCTTTCTTAAGTAAATGCCCAGTTAAATCATCCTCATGCAACCGCTGCATAATAACGATTATAACACCCTTTTTTTTATCATTTAACCGAGTAGAATATACTTGATCAAACCAATTATTAGCCTCATTACGTGAAGCCTCTGACATCTGCGCTCCAGCATTTAAAGGGTCATCGACTATTAAGAAATTACCCCCCAACCCTGTTACAGTACCACCAACAGACGTAGCAATACGATGCCCACATGCTGTTGTAGTGAATTTCTTTTTAGTATTTTGATCAACTGATAACTCAGTACTAGGGAATATGTCTTTATACCAATCCGCCTCTACTACCATCCGGCAATTTCTTGAATGGTTATCTGACAAACCTTGCGCATACGAAGCGCACATTATTTGCTCACTCGGGTTATGCCCTAGCAGCCACGCAGGGAAGCTTATAGCAACCGAAATAGATTTTAGATGGCGTGGTGGGACATTAATAATAAGGCGTGTTATTTCGCCTTTTTGGCAGGCTAATAGGTATTCTGACATTAAGTCTATATGCCAATTGTGCATATACTCATATGCTGGTGATACCGTCCCGAATACTTGCCTAGTAAATAACGATAGATCAGTACGTAATTGCGATTGCGTGTGTAACTGCACTTAATATTATGAATACATTTCAATAATGTTAAGGATATATTGTATTGATTATTATTACAAATGATATTATACTTACTAATGGTGCCCTTCTAGAGGCGGCGCAATATGTAAAAGTATTACCATGTCGATAATATATATAAACTCCTCACGAGTAAAAAGCTGACGCTCAGTTAGCCGTGGAAGTCTTAAGTTGCGGCGCTGCATCTCTAGTAAGTTTTATACACTTTTTCTTCCATGCGTTCCTATTGCGTCTTATAATTGTGAGATCCTTCTCTAAGCGCTTAATGATGAGTTGGGGGGCTTTAATTAATCTCGCAATTTCCTCATTTCTTGCCATGATTAGGTTATGATATTCTTCAATTGTTTTACGATGCTTACTTTCCAGTCGCGTATCGTATATATCCGAGGGTACTAAACGTGATATATCATAAAAATATTTTATACGCCCCTCCAAAATATCTAATGCCTCTCTTACATCTTTTACCTGCTGCACTAAGCCGTGGGCTTCTAATGCTATATCTTTAATTCCTCCTTCGTTCATTCTCCTATCTCCACCTTATAATTCTCCCGTTCCTCTTTAAATATAGCCTTCACTCCAGTTAACCATTTCTTGGCAATATCCACATTGTACTGTTTCATAAGATAATCGCCTATGATATGAATAGCGGACAGTATCGAATCAGGAGTAGACTTATTAAAAAAGGTAGTGAAGTTATAATGATGTCCAGTATATAATGAATCAACTCCTAGTTTGCTCATAAGCGCCCTATTAATCTCATGATGGTATCTGACAAGGTTAATACCATCTAGTTTTTTAAACATTGTGATTATGTGTTTACGTGTTCTTGGGTTCATCTAACACCTCTATAAAATGCGCCACACCTTTCTTATCAAACTTATAATGCACCTTATACCTGATGAAATTCTCTTTAATAGCATTTAGCCAATCCTCAGCCTCAACTCGCCGATCAAAACGTTTTAAAGCACGGTATATAATACCAATAGCTATCAGTATCTTACCAGTATGACCCTCCCTAAAAAATGTCGTATGTTTGTGTATGTTTTTTATCTGCATATCGCCCTCAAATAACTCCTTAATCTCAGGGTCGTTTAGTATCGCACCTTCAAATTTCATCTCTTGAAATAACATATACATCTTGCGCTTTACATCTATTGAGGTTATATAAAGCTTCCTATTTATTGTTGGTCTTGTCATCTCCACCTTGTAAGAAATTTTGTAGTATATGTTTATATTCGCCACTATGTAGCTTTTTAGCCCACCATTGCTCATTGATAATCTCATCATTGGCACTGGTATGCTCTATCTCATTATATGCTTCACTATCAAGATCAGTAGTAGGTTGTATTACCTTACCATAATATCGATCATAGAGTTCTTTAATAGCGCCAATGTTAGCCTTAGTCGCTTCCTTGATTAAAGACATAGCAACCGCTTGCTCGACCGTCATTTCAGTCATTTCACCAGTCTTTTTATTCTCGATCTCTACGATTTGGTTAAGTAATTTCTCAAGTACAGGCTTAAGCGATTTACCACGCTTACTATACACACCGTACTGGTTACCTTTGGGAAATGGTCTTAGATTTTCTGGGTTAGGCACAATATACCTTATCGTGTTAATTTCACGTTAAGTATATAATACAATATATACGTTTATATTCCAGCATTATTAAATTACGTCTAAATG